CCCCCATTAAAGATCTTCGGGAAGCCATTAAGTCGCTTTGATCCCGCCTAAAATCGCCTTCGTCAATCGCGGCTTGTTGTCTTGCCCGAGTAGCTTGCTGTTGAGCTATAATAGCATTATTTCTGGCGACCCCCGCTTGAAAATTAGCTTGAGCAGCTTGTGCTTTCCCCTGTTGGATCATTCCAATGGTAGAAATTACAGTTCCTACAGCAGCTAGGTTAGCTGCAACAACCCCCGCAGTTACGCTACCGGTAATCGCCGCCCCAAAACAGTGACATTTTTTCTCAAATAATTCTTCTATATCAAACTGGTCTAGGATCATATTTTTTTGTTCCTTCTTGCTCGTAAACAATTTTATGATTAGAAAAAGTTACTTCTTGTTCTAAGCACCGCCTTTTAATGTGGTCGATCCACTTGGGATCGTGCGGACGTTTATACCCCCAAGTTTCTGGGACAACCCCAACAATATCTATACCAGTAAAATCTATGTCATTATCAAACGGCCCAAGGATGGGGGCCATTGATATAGCCTTCTTTTTCGCCGGTATCCCTTTTAGAATATCTATTCTCCAAGCATACTCCCCCGATTCTACGGGTACTGTTAATTGAATATTATCCGTCCATTTAAAATTAAAATGTAACAAGGCAGTTCTGGCAATTCTCTTTGTCCCTACAGAAAAAAAGTGCCAATGTGCTTTATTCATTATTTCAAAAACTTTTCTTTGAAACTCTAATGTTACGTCATTATGAAAAAGATCAGAACCGAACGCAACTTCATACTTAGAAGGTTCGGGATTCATTAAAGGATCTTCTAAAACCTCTTCGTGCGCTACAGGATCATAACTTTCCCCCTTGTCTAAATACTCCCAATAAGAGGGACAACTATTACAGCCTGTAGAAAGTCTATAACATCCTGTTACAACGGGCCAGTTTAAAACTTCTTTCGGAAACATCATATTGCCCACGCCCTTTCTATGTTGGGTTTATCTACATATACTAACCCATCTTTGCCTTGTGCTATAGCGACTTCTGGGCTAGCCATAATTGCTGACGTTAAACCAAAAGCGTCCGGATGTACATTCTCTACGTTAATTAAAACTAAATCTCCTGAATTAGCTTCATCAGGCCGGATTTCGGGATATCTCATATCTTTCATAATTTTCTCTGTTGTTTCTGGAAGCCCGCCCCCACCAAATTGTTTTAGTAATTTAAACGCCTGTTTTTTTGTTTTGTATTTTCCTCTAAACCAATGTGCTGGATCAGAACCATTCATTGCATTAATAGCATCGCTGGCAAATAATGAACAATCGGATAAACCCCATTTTAAAGGAGTCGTGTCTCGGCCAGATATAAAATTAATCAGTCTATCAGGCCAGTCAGCATATCTCTGCATATTGTACCCTTTTAACCTTTTATACTAAAGCATTAATCTTGACTTCTGGTGCAATTGCCAAAATCGTAAATGGGGCGGGGTCATCACTTTCTATATAAATTCTTGGATCAGACTCCCAGTTTCCGTCGAATTCTACCGCCAGTTCTCCCGTATATAATGGAGTTCCCGTATCCATGTAATCGGAAACTTCTCTTAAATCATTTTTAGTCAATTCGGAAGGACTCGGTCCGTATTCTATTGTGTGGCTGTTAAGGAGAACAAAAGTAACTCCGCTAAATCGTTTTATTTTTCCAACGGAAGTCCCCGCTTTATTCCCGCCTTCTATTTTTAAAGTCGCTAATTTGTGTGTAAAACTCAACCCAATCTGTACCGTAGAAGCTGCGTTATCTAAAGTAATACTGCCGCTAGAAACCACTTTATCCGACTGTATAGCTGAATTCGCCCATACTTTAACTGTTTGCCCCTCTAAATGCCCGAGGCCGGTAATAGTAGTTGCCGCAGTTCCGTCGTAAGTAATACAAGAATCGCTGTAGGTAGCGTCTTCGGCATCGTGGTGTGTTTCATAATCCCTTTCGAGCATTTCGATATAACGAACTGTTGCAGAATCAATAGTTCTTTTAATCTGAACCCAAACTTCATCTCTACTTGACGAATCATGGGTTTGTCCTGCTCCGTCTGTTCCCGCTATTATAGAAACACTTTCAACAACTGCATGGCCTTCACTTGTTACCGCAAGTCGTACTGAATCAGAACTAGTGATAGTGAGAAACCCTGATGCCCCGTGAGTCGTTTCTTCTATTAAAACAATATTGGCTGCTGGATTAGCAACTGTAAAATCAGCATGGGCGTTAATAGCTGTAAAAATATTATCAGCGGTAGTATTATTAGATGCGTTTGGACGAAACCCCAGTGTTTCAGCCGGGGCCGACCCACTAATAGCTTCAGAGGTAAAAGTGACAGTTGACCCGTCGGATTTAGTTAAAATTAAGGTAGTTCCTACGGCTATATTCGCGTAATCGGTAACTGTAACCGTAGCTTCCCCAAAACGTCCACCCGATATATGTCTTGACCATCCAACGACATCTTCCTGTCTTCGGAATGTCATGGCGGGTATTTGACCGTCTTCTCGTACAACCCACACTTGAGAATCTGGTTCCTCCGCATGATCCATTTCTACGATACCACTTGTAGTAATATGTTGAGCTAATCGAGTCATATCAAACGCTCGATATCCGTCCGTTTCAAACGTAAACCCAAATTCTCTTATTTTTCGTTTTGCCCGTTGGGCAAATAGCACAATATTATCAACTCGAACAGGAACAACTTGCGCTGATCCGTGTGTTGTTTGGCGTCGTACCGTAACATCAGATGGGGTAATAACTGCGCCCGTAGAAGACGGAACCCACTCACCCCCAGTTGTCCCGATTGAAAGAGTATCTTCTCCAGCCGACATCCATCGGATAGCATTAACATTATCTGCCGAAATCGTAAAATCTAACGCATCGTCATCTTGAACTGTTCCGTCGAAAGTGCCAGCAGTAGGATCACTATCTGGAGAATGCACTTCGAAATTTCCTGTTTGGGACGCCCAGAATGTTTGCGGTTGATCTGTATTTCCGGCTGCGTATAGTCGTTGCTCAAAAAACGCCCCTGTAGAAGGGTAACCAGTAGTCCCCGACCAAGAGCCGAGACGCCAATCGGTTTCTGCACTTGTAACCGTGAAAGTCCTCTCCACATCAACAGTAACACTAGTAGTTCCACCGACAGCCGTAATAACACCCCAACCCCAATTAGTAGTGGAGTCATCGGTCAACCGTATGGATCGTCCTATATCAGTAGCTAAAAATCCAGATCCCCCGTTAATCCCGTTTGTAGAGGAAGCAGCTATAGTAATTCCTAATCCCGTTGCCGCACTTGGGGTTAATGTAGTTGTAGTATCATTCGTGGGAAGCCACGGGCCGTCTTGCCACGGGACTTCTATAAGTGACCATGTTGTATGTCCACGACGTTCTAATCTGTATGTCGGGTATGATTCATGGAACATATACAAAATATCAGCAGATTGCGGGCCTTCAATCTGGTATAAGTCTGCTTCAGCGTAAGGAGTAACTAATTCTACGGGGACGTTGTCCAGTAAAGCAACATTATCTATTTGTACTGTTTTACCTAATTCATTTATAAATTGAACATAAAAATTTGCCGCAGTAGCGGTGAAGGAGTAACAATGATACCCAACTTCAGCAACAAAATCGTTGACTATCTGTATACCAGAAGATGAGGTTCCAACTCGAAATAAAGCATAATCTCCCGGCGCTCCCAATACTTGAAACTGAAGAACGTGTTCTATAGCAGAAGAATTTGTTACTGTTTGTTCAGCATGGGCGTTAGTTGATCCGTTAGAAACCAGATTTAACCTATCATTAGTAGCATCGTGGGCAATAGACGATCCTGAACCCGATTGATCTGTCCAGTCGGTAATCCCTGACGGGAATGTTCCGTTAGTAATTGAGGCTGTGATATTTGGAACGGTGATCTGCCCTTGGTCTCTAAAAAATCTCATGTAATAATTCCCCATCTCCAAAATATAATTTTGGGTCGTGGAAAATTCAAACTTCTTGAGACGGGATTTAATAGTAGCGCCTGTCTTAGTAGAAGCGATATACCGAGTTCCGGCACGGCGCATAGCTCCCCCCTCTGGGAGAGGGACAAGATTCTCCATTGTCGCTAATCCACTAGGGTATTTATTAAAATCTACCCTAGCAGCTAGACGCGGGGTTAACTCCCCCGTATTCATCGACGGGGTTATAGGGTGAACTTTAGGCATTAACGAAAACCATTTCTAGAAAGCGCCCATGATCCGCGAGGACGCGGTTCCGGGAATGACCCTAAAGAATCTATAGACTTAGCTTTTGCTAAATCTTTTTCTGCTCTTGCCGCAAGTTGATCTTCAAGAACATTAGAATTTGCGATTGTGATCGCTAGATTTCTAGCTAATGCAGAAGATAGCGCAATACGAAATGAAGGCGGCATCAAATTAGGGTTAGTTTCCCTTTTAACATACGTTAAATAAACGGATGTGCTATCTGTTGAAAGTACTTTTTGACCCGCTAACTGTTCTTCCCTAAAATCGATAGTCCCGAATCCGCCATCATTATCGTGGACAGATATAGTATAAATCCAATCGGAAGGAAGTGCATAAGCGTAATCGAATCTAAAACTAGGAACAGTAGTTAATCTCGCTAACTCAACTCGCTGAGTAGCGAAATTCCACGGATATTCAAGAAGGGTGTCTCTTATCTCAGAAAAAATATCGTTAATAGCGTTTGCATTTGGAGTGGCTTGAGTAAAAGAGGTTATCCTAGTACCCCCAACCAATCGTAATGCGACGTTTGCTACGTCGGTTTCACTAGGCATACAAAACTCCTTTTAAGCCATAACAGGTAGAGGTTTATCCCCCCGTGCAACAGCATGGGCTTCCGCCTTGTTATCTATTTCACAAACAGGTTTTCCGTCAGCAGTAATAACGTATGTTCGTTTCCCCAGATTCCACTCTACGGAGCCAGTTCCAGAAATAAATACGGGAGGGGCTTCCATTGGAGGAGTTTCGTCAATAACTTTCCCCCGTGGAAATCTTTTAATTTTGTCACTTAACGGATGAAATTCTACTTGATATCCTGTTTTTGTTTTAACTACTTCTAATATGATCCCTTCGCACAAAGAAATAATACGGTTCTGACGAATTTCAATCATCCGTATCATATCCCCCGCCATGAGATTTCCTCCCATAGGACTAAAAAATCCTTCTTTAAAACACTCTTTAATTTCGTGCTGGTCACAAATATAGTTCCAGACTTTGCCAAAATTACCGTCTTCCGGTTTATTTAGCCGATGTGCTTTCGCCTTTATCATACGTTCTCCTTTTAAGAATAATGAAAATACGGATTTCCCCCCGAGGAGGAGGAACGAAGGAAAATCCGCATTCCACGTTAAACTACTTAATCTGAATCCGCATAAGAGGCATTCAGAACATTATCAGATATATCGACCGCTCCAGATGAGACAGCATTAACTATATGCAAGCCCATCCCGGCTATTGTACCGGTGCGGACAGCAGTTGTCCAATCAACGGTATAGATTAAGTCGCCAACCTGAAAGATCTGGTCGTCATCAGAGTTATTAAAATACCCAGCCGCATCCACTGCTGTGGATGCTTCTAAAGTATCATAACGCCAATGATTAAAGCCATTATACGAACCCATGTTAGTCAGATCTGCCGGTATAAACGCCATTTCTGTCTCCTATCATAAGGGTTCAAAGAAAAATCAAGGGGCCGAAGCCCCTCAATCAAATTACGAAGTTGGGATAGCAGCAGTATCATCGACGTTTCCTTCGATAACTCCACCGTCATCAATCATTACAGAATTACCGGACATCGCATGATTTACAAAATGCGCTGCTCGATCACCATGCCAAGTGATATCTGCGCCAACAGAAGTTTCACCAGACATCGTACCTGCAAGATTCCCCGGGGCTTTACCCGAAGCATACCCAACTGCCGATTTATTCCAAACGAAAACTTTAGTTGTAGATGTACCTACACCCGGATTT